GGCAAGCGCTCAGAGTAGGCAAGCTGACCGCTTCTCGTGTTGCAGATATGCTTGCAACCGTTAAGACTGGCGAATCTATGTCACGCAAGAATCTACGTGCTGACCTGATTGCAGAACGTTTAACAGGTAGCAAGACGGATTCATACAGTAATGCCGCTATGTCTTGGGGTGTCGAGACAGAGCCACAGGCTAGAGCTGCGTACGAGGTCTTTAGCTATAACTTTGTTGACCAAGTGGCATTTGTTGACCACCCTACAATTCAAAACTTCGGGTGCTCACCTGATGGTTTGGTAGGTGATGACGGATTAATCGAGATTAAATGCCCATACAGCACGGCAATACACTTAGAGTACATAGAAACTCAAAAGCCACCAACTAAGTACATGACACAGATGATGTCTCAGATGGCTGTCACGGGTCGCAAGTGGTGTGATTTTGTTAGCTTTGACCCAAGGTTACCCGATGGATTAAAACTGCTTGTGGTGCGTATAGAGCGTGATGATGAGGCAATTGCAAAGATAGAGGCTGAAGCTATTAAGTTTTTAGCAGAGGTTGATTCCAAAATTATTGAACTATATAAAAAGGTGCAATGATGAGCCAAGAAGACATGACATTAGAGGCACTAAAAAAAGGTGAACTGACAGCCATAGACGCTTTAAAAAAGTTTGGCTGTTTTCGGTTAGCTGCAAGAATATATAGGTTACGACAAGCTGGACACAAGATTAAAAAGCGTATGCAACGCTTAAACAATGGCAAAAACATCGCAGTTTACTCACTAGAAAAGGAATAATTATTATGTCAAAAATGCACACTTTAGCTCGCATTGGAAAAGATGTTCAGGTGAAGTTTTCACCAAACGGAATGGCTTTTGCCAACTTGTCTTTAGCTTACAGTTATGGGAAAAAACAAGAAGATGGTAATCGACCCACACAATGGGTAGATGCTGTCATGTTTGGAAAACGTGCTGAATCACTAGCCCCACAACTTACAAAAGGTATTCAAGTTAGCGTTTATTTAAGTGAAATTCATATAGAAAAGTATGAAAGTAAAAATGGTCAAGGAGTAAAAATGGCTGCAATAGTAGATGACTTGCATTTAATTAGTGGGCAAGTAGAGCGAACACCTCAACCTGTTGCAAAGCCAGTAGAACAATCTTTAGCTGACATCGATTCCGACATACCTTTTTGAGGTGACGTATGAGCGCAAATGATAAACAAGTTGGTGGCAACCACTACAAAACTTCAATAGAACCTTGGGATGCAATTGTAAGTTGGAACTTAGGCTATTTAGACGGGTCAGCAGTCAAGTACCTAGCTCGGTGGCGTAAAAAGGGTGGCGTTGATGACTTACGCAAAGCCATTCACTTTATAGAAAAGCTAATAGAAGTTGAGGTAGCAAATGAGAAAAGCTAGAGATAGGCAACCCATAATTGACTTTTGCAACAAACCCCGCACAAGTAGGGATATTATGGCTACCTTTGTGTTGAGTAGTGGTGTAGCTCATTGCATTATGAATCAGCTTATTCAACAAAAGCTAATTATGAAAGGCAAGAAAAGCATTGGTAAATCAATGAAATGGATGTACATCACCCCTGAAAAGCAACACTTGTTACATCAATCAGAGGATATGCCGATGGGTAATCTATTGGAATTGCTACCAGCACACGACCCCTTTGGTTGGACAAAAGGCAAGCGTCATGCAAGATGACATCAACGGGCATAAAGGGCTACTAAGTGCAATCATTAAGCAAGCAGTATTAGACGCAATGAAAGTGCAAGACAGGTCAAGTAAAAAACTTAACCCAATAACACAAAGTGCTTTTGATTTTCTGTTTAGTGATGACGTTGATGTGTACTTGCATTTTTTAGATATTGATAAAGACTATTTCCAAAAACACACAGTTGATAGAATGTTTGACAAAGAAACAACTGGACACGTCATAACTGAAGTTAAAAGACGCCAATTCAGGATAAATTACAGGAAATGGGTGCAAGAAAAAAACAAAAAATTAGTCTTTATGGCAACGTACAAAGTGCAACGTAAATGAAAAAGGCAATAGTTACCCTCACCGCAGACAGGTCTCGTGTCATTCAAATGGTAACACAAGCGCCTGATGGATATGTGGTTGAGATAAAACAAGCGAATCGCACAACTGAGCAAAACGCTTTGTACTGGACTGCTGTTCACGAGATAGCCGAAAGTACATTCTTAAACGGCAAGGCATTTACCCCTGAAGTGTGGCATGTCTACTTCAAGCAGAGGTACTTGTCAGGTCGCATGATTGAACTACCGAACGGTCAGTTAGTAGAGGCTGACGCAACCACCACCGAGCTTTCTAAAGAAGAGTTCTCGGACTTTGTTAATGAAGTATTATCTTTTCAGGAACACAACAGATGAAAATATTAGCCGTAATCCTTCTCTCTTTATCAGCCACCGCAGTTTGGGCAGCCTGTACGAGTCACAGTTATACAATCAATGGCAAAACAGTCTACTGCATGACTTGCTGTTACGCTGGTGGCAACTGCAATACGACTTGCAATTGAACCCAGTTAAGACCCCTCTGGGTGAGATAATTGATTCAAGCTCAGAGGAGTGGCGAGCATGGTGTGAAGCTCGTCATGTTCTTAAACTAACTAAACTTAATGACAGACAGCTATACATTGAGTCAGTTACTAAAGTTCGTGGTCAGAAAGCCGCTCAAACATTACAGGACAAAATCCGTGTCATATGGAATTTATCGAAATTCTAAACTGCTTGCCATGGCTCGTGAATGCCCAGTTTGCATGAATTGTCAACGAAACAATAATGGTGATGTCGTGGCGGCTCATTCAAATCAATTGCGAGATGGCAAAGGTCGTGGGCTTAAAGCACATGACTACAGAATCGCTTTTTTGTGCTACGTTTGTCATCTTGAACTTGACCAGGGGAAAGACATGAGCAAACAAGAACGAGTCGAGATGTGGGAAGAAGCTCACCGCAAAAGTATCGGATGGCTTTTTGAATCTATGAGGCTAATTGTCAAATGAAGTGCCTATCTAAAGGTTGTAAAACCACATCGTTACTTATGACCGTTGAATTATGCTACCCTTGCACTCAGTTGATTGAGCATACACACGTAGCTGACCTGATTGCACAGTATGTGGCTCGCATCGCAGAACTTGAAGCAGAACTAAAAAAACAGGGTTAGATTTGTTATACCGTTTTACAAATGGCGAATCGTTGGGAATTAGCGACCCAATAGTTATTTATTCTCAGAAATCGTGCTTTATCGAGGGTTCGCCACACCACATACAGCGGTAAACAATTCAATGAACTTTGCGCCTGATTCTAGGGTCTGTGGCGTGTCTTTAACGCTGTAGGTAGGCAAGTCCCTTTCTAACTCTCTACAAACCGCCCTAGAGGTCTCTGAGCCTTTTAGCGACCCGCAGCCGTTCAATAGCAGTAGCGTTGTCACCATCAGCCCTGCGAACACGGTCTGCAATATCCTCAATCTTCCTTGCTTGTGCATTATCAGCCTCTCTCATAGCATTTTCAGCAGAGTCATACCCTTGCTTACGACCTGTTAAATAAATCGCTAGAACGCCCAATACAGCCCCAGCCAAAGCAAGAAGATAGCCTTTAAACTTTAACCAGATTGCCATTTACCAGTCCTCATTTGAGTTGCCATCTCTTTTGCTCGGTTAGGTGTTTGACTTGCCCATAAAGATTTAAGCATATTGTCTGCTGCGGCATCATAGTCACCAATCTCAATCAGCTTGAGTGTGCTCTTAAACTGCATCAGACCGTTCACACCCATCTGAAACGCCATGTTTAATAAGACTGCTTGCCTTGGCTCATTAAGAGTCTTAAAACTCGGTATAGAGCGATTCAAAGCCTCGTAGACGCCATTGACATCATTAGCTAATAGATACTCTGCCTCTGACTCACTAATGCCACCACCCTTGGATTTGTCAATTAAACGACCATAACCAATCGTTAAATAATTTAGCGAGTCTTTATAAGCGTTACTTACAAAACCCTCATGCCTCTTTATCTGCTTGGTCGCTTGCGTTATCAAGTTTTGATTGCTTGATGACTCTAGCGATTGGGGAGGCAACGATGCAGACGATTCCAATTGCTTTGAGGACTTCGCTTCCAACGTTTTCGGTAACGACAGACGGGATAGAATTGATGACAATAGCGACATGATGAGGGAATAACTCCAAAAAGGTTAACAATGAGCCACCGACAATAGATAGCCTAATTGACCACCACTTATACCAATCTTTAACATCAGGGACTAGATTCATACAGGTTGACCCCTAAAGTATGCTACCCCATCTAACACGGCACAAAACTCGGGTTGAATCATTTTGCCATCAACGATGGTAAGTACAGCAAAACCTGAACAGTGGTTCATTGGCGAGTCTTCCCCATACGACATATGGTCACCATCTGTTTCGGCTAATGTACCAGTATCGACACCCCATCTAGCACCACCATAATCCGAAAAAATTGTGGCTTGTAAACGATGTAGATGCCCAGTCACCATTGATGTACCAGATTTTAAAGCGTTTGAATGTGTTGCATGAACACCGCCATGCCATCTATGCTTTATCATCAAGTTACGGTTTATCATAACTGACATACAAAACAACCAACGTGGGAAATGGTCTTTAAGTGAAAAACCTTTGATGCCCTCGTATTCAGGTGCTAAATTAGCGAGTTTGGACTCAAAGCGTTGGTCATGATTACCGATGGTAAAAATACACTTAGCGTTACCTGCCACCTTTTCAATCTCGCCAAGTCTGTCAGATACAGCCTCTAATTCTTCTTTAACGGTCGGCATCTTAACTGTCGACCAAGCCGCTTTTGGGTATCGAGAAATTGAAGCGCCATCGAACGCATCGCCGTTCATAATCAAAATTGATGGTTTATGCTTTTTGACAAGTTTAACAAATGCTTTGTGGGCTGTGCTTATTTCACCTGGCCAGTAATGCGCGTCAGACGCTACAAAAATGGTGGCATTGTCAATGTCCACATCCATTCTCGACATATGGTCACGCACGTAATATTCGGGTGCTGAAGCGTGGTCTGCAATTAAACGAATTTTGTACTTGTTCTCAATACGTCTGCGTCTAATGTAAACTCCTCTGACTTCAAGATTAAGTTTTTTGCTAACCGCTGACGCAGATTTAAGTTGATTCCACGCTTCTATAAATTCAACATCTTTGATTCTGTCGCTCATTAGAACTCCAGTATTAACGCTTTATAAAACTTTCGATTAACACCGCAGCGGACAAGCCAACGACTATCCAAATGAGTTTATCGACCAACTTAAAGATTGCACCACGCCCAACGCTTATGCGTTCAATCTCAGCCACACGGTCTTCCATGTTTAGCTGTCTCGTATCATACGTATCCATAC